GTGAGATTCTATAGTAGACATTGATGCTTTTCCCATTGGGTATTCTTTTACAATAAGTTGACCGGGAAGATCAGATGTAGCATCTACTACTTTTTCTTTATTTACTTTTAATTTATCTACGGATATACGAGTAAAGAAAGCATCATATCGTTTTCCCACGTATCCTTCACTTAATTCTAAAGTATAATGTATTACGTTGTATCCTAAACTAACAGCATGTGCTCCTAATGCAATAAGTGTCCAAGATTTACCTCCACCCGGATTTCCGAATATTAATCCAAAATCACCTTCACCTAATCCACCTTGTAACATTTCGTTAAACATTGGCCAAGGTGTAGGTACTGGAGAGCGGTCTTCGTCTCTATAACGAGATTCAATGTCTTTATTGTATTCGTGGCCTATATTTTTGTCTTGACCTGAACGTAAAGCGCTGTCAATTAATAGTCTAATAGAATCGTAGTTACCTGCTTTAAGTAAATCTACCGAATTTAAAAGCGCTTTTTTTAATTGTTGGTTTTTACAAAAATTAGTAAACTCTTCTTTTACGTAAGTTAAGTCAGTTTCATCAGATGCTTTATAAGCTTCTTTTAGTTGTTCTTTAATTGAAACCTGAAGTACATCGTTTTCGACTTTCTTCATTTCGGTTTTAAGAACATCCATAGTAGGATTGGTGTGGTATTTTATATAGTATTTTAATACCTCATTTACAATCCATTTGTGGGCTGTATTACTAAAATATTCGTCTATAAGAATATCATTTACGTTTTGTAAAAATGGTTTATCTGTTAGTAATGCAGAAATAACCTTTGTTTGGAAACCAATTCCATAATTTTCAATACTCTGTAATGTCATAACTTATTTATTTTGCTTTATTATATCTGTCTAATGTTGTCCAATTGTTTCTAAGCCAAAATTCAATATCCTTTAAAATGTTACCTAATCCATCTTCATGATACATTTTAACAAATGAAGGAATATCTAATTTGAATGGAGCTGCTTTCATATACTCTAATATATAAGCTTTTTCTGCTTCATCAAGCATAGGATTTTCTAAATCCATAACTTTTTTATTTCTTTCTATATTTTCAAAATCAAATATGATTCGAGAATATATAAGATGTTCTTTATGTTTCGCTTCACAAATAGAAAATATCTTGTCTAATGTAATTTTTTCATCACCAAACAATTCAGGGAACATTTTAGGTAATTTTTTAGGACCTAAACCTTTTACCCCTGGTATTTTGTCTGATCCATCTCCAGTTAATGTTTTAAGCATTAAAAAGTTGTATGGGTGAACACCGTATTTGTCTTTAACTTTTTTAGGTGTGTAAAATTCTTTTTCTATAGCAGCATAAACAGTAATGTTGTCGTCTACTAACTGTAGAAGATCTTTATCTGTAGATACAACGTATGCTTTTGTTTTGTTGTCTTTAGATATTTCCTTACTTAAAAATGCTATAATGTCGTCTGCTTCTACTTTATCTATAGATAAAACTTTAACTGGTAAGCATTGTAAGTAATGAATTAATCTTCCTATTTGATCTGCTTTTGATTCGTTTTCTTCGTCTATGTCGTTAAATAACTCTTTAGTCATTTTAACAGCATTCCTACCTGATTTATATTCGGGAAGTAGGTTCTTCCTGTTTATGGTAGAACCCACTCCATCAAATATAACATGAATAGATGTTGGTTGTATTTGTTTAACCAGTGCACCTAACGATCTTAAAAATCCACCTAAACCCCCAACATGCGTTCCTTGAGAATTTATATAATTTAAAACAGCAAAATTTCTAAAAAACAGATTTAATCCATCTATAAGCAAAACTCTATTTTCTGCTTTAGGTGTAGTCTGTTTTCCATCCTCTTGAATGTTGTCAAGAAGTTTAAGTAGATCTTTATTGTTCATCTTCTAGTAAAGGTATGTCTTTAACGTTTTCTTCCCAATCTGTATTGTCTTCTACTAAATCAAAATCCGCTGATCCTAATATTTGAGACCATTCATTTGAGTGATCTTTTTTATAATTGTCAACTGCTGATTTTTCATCAGGTATAAAACCATGAACTGTCATTGTAATAGTACCTTTAGTAGTAATACCTGTAACGTGGTTTTTATCGCATGATACTTTAGTACGTTTAGCGAATTCTACCTCTTTACCGTTTTTAGTTGCTTTGATTTTACTAGTACCACTATTTGTAATGTTACCAAATGTTAATACAATTGTTGAGTCTAAAAACATTGTCTCACCGTTTTTCATTTTCATTTTAGGTTGAGACATAATTGTTTCAGCAGGTGCAACCCAAATTTTATTGATTGCAACCATTGTATTTGTGTACTGTGAACTTTCTTTACGTGATAGTGGAAAACGTTGGTTAATAAAATTACCAAACTGTTGAGACATAGCTCCTGCATTCCACATAGGATTGTTTTTATTTGCTTCTATACTCATTTTACAAGGTATAGAACCAATACTATCCCATAGGAAACACAAGTCATAAGGTAAATTACCTTTACGCTGTTCATCTAATAGGTCAGCAATGAATTCAGCTACATCTTCAATTGTGTTTAGTGTTCCTCTATCTGCGTATAAGAAGAATCCCTTATAGTTAGTAACCTCGCCTGTTTCTTTATCAACAACAGGTTCGATTTGAAACCCCATTTGTTGAGCATGGTTCCAACTCCACTTCATTTCCGTAATAATAAAAACAGGTAAAATTCCCATTTTCTGAGCGTTTACCGCTAGCTCTAACAACGCTGTTGTTTTACCAGTGTCGGAATGACCTCTAAGTAAGGAAATATGTCCTATAGGCGCTCCAGGGATACTAAGTATTTCCTGGAGTGCTTTAGAGAACGGAATCCATTTCTGTTCCTTGAACTTAACGTTGTTGTTAAGTCCTTTCTTTTCCTTGAACTTATCTAATTCAAAACCTGACTTTAACTGGGTACTAACAGCGGCTGTCAACGAGGTTGATTTCTTTGCCATAATTAGTCTTCGTCTTCAAATAATTTATCAAATTTGTCTGCTTTAGATTCTTTAGTTTTTAATTTATAATTAGTATCCTTTTTAGGTTCATCTATTACAAATGGTGCTTCTTCAGTCTCTTCTTCATCATCTACATCACTTGCATCTTCAGCATCTGGGTTTAACCAGTTTTGAAGTGTTTCTTTTAATTTGTCAAAAGACATTTTATATGTAGATTGAATTTCAAGAATGTTGGGTTGTTCTTCTAAAAATTTCTCTATATCCGCTTTGTTTGTACTAAGTGGAGATACTTTTGGTTTAATACGAATTGACGATTTTAAACCTTGACGACCACCAATATCACCTGTTATGGTTTCAACTGTAAAGTCACGACCGTCTTGGATGTCTGTGTAGTCACCATAGTCTTCATCATCTGCAATGCCTAATAATTGCATGTAGATTTCTTTACCAAATTCCCAAAGGCGTACACCTTTATCTTCTTCGCCACGTACAATAACGGGAGCGAATATACGCATTTTAGGTTCTAATTTTTTAGCTAATTTCAAGTTTTCTTTGTCGTTGCTTTGACGTAACTGTTTAGCAAATTCTACAATTGGATCTTTTTCACCCCAGTTAGTTAATGCATAAATAGGAAACTTAGAGAATCCATAATGCAAAAATACTTCTTTAAACGGGTTGTTTTTGTCAAGTTTAGATGGAACGATCCTAATCTGATACTTGCCCTCTTGTTTTGGCTTCCAAAGGTACTTACTGTAGTCTACCTTTTCTTTTTTCTGCCCTGATGTTTGTAAGGCGTTGAGTTTGTTTTTGATTGATTTTAAATCCATAAGATATAACTTTTAATTGTTTGTAACTATAAATATATAGAACTCTTACTTGGATGCCAAGTTAAAGCTCTACAATTTTATAAATTTTGGTATTTAACTGTTTCACTTCCCCGTGTTGAGTAAGTAATATACAATTTTTATAATGTTGCCAGTTAATTTTGTACGTTGGATCAACTACGCCCCCGTTTAGTTTTTTAATCAAATCGTTTAGGGCGTTGATGGTATATAATGTATTTGATTCTTTTTTACGATGTACTAATATTGTGTTTGAAGGAATACTGTCTACATTACCCTGTTCAACATTGTAAGTGATGACATATTCATTAGTGCTCTTAACAAAAAGCACAAACATCTTATTGTACATTATACTATAAGTAGATGACAATGTCTTAATCAAGTCATCTAAATAGTTTTGCTGAGTGAAGGTAGCAAATAACCTGTTATTCATAGAATCAGTTTCGTTAATAAAATCGTACTGATTATAAATATTGGGTAGGGTTTCAAACGCGACGGGTTCCATAATTAGTTTAATGACTGCATAGAGCCATAATTTCTTCCAATTGTTAGTTTAACTTTTAAATTTTTATTATTAAATATGTGTTTTATCGAATCAATTAACTCTTCGTCTTCATCATAGTCGATTAAAATCGAATCATATGTGTAAAGTACGATTTGAGTTGACTTACCCTTCAAAAGCTTCATTATTTCCCATAATATAAGAACATTATTTGAGGTCTCCAAGTTTTGAAGCATATAATTAAAAAGCTTTTGAGGATTAATATCTTTTATATCTGTAGTGAATTTATGGCCCGAAATTGGGCATTCTATAAATCTATCGTTTGTGAACTTCGCCCACAACTCATTTACATAAGATTCAATTAATTCAAAAAATTCAATGTATTTGTATTCATTGTATATACCTCCATACAACTGTTTAAACATTAATGTTTTAGCTTCTATTAAAGGAATATCTGCTTCACGAGCAAAGTATTGATACGGTGTTTCGTTTTTAAAATCGTATCCAATTAGCTGAGCTGCTAATGTTGGATGATAAGCACTTACATCCAGTTCAATAAACTGTCCGTTTTTAGGTACAAATGCTGCTCTACACCCATTATCTTTAGTTAGCGCAGCAAAATTAATCCCATTAAAACTATTGGATGGTCTTCCAGTTGTGGTGTAGAGGTTATACTGAGTGTAAATCTTACTATTTTGTATAGAATATTGTTCATGGTTCAATTCGAAATATTTGTTAAAAATGCTCTCATTTAATTTAATGCCGTTTTTCTCAATGCCTAGGAAAACGTTGGTTAAACGGTTATAATACTTGATATTCGCGGGTTTAATGCAGTATTGTTTAATTTGGTTGTATATAAGTTCACAACGTTCATAATGTTTAACTAATGGTATGACTGTGTTGAGATCTAATTGATCTCCAAATCGTTGATAAAAGAATTCATGTGTTGGGGTTGTTGGTTCAGGTAGTTCAGGGGATAAAAATGATACATCAATTATGTTTTTTAGTTGAAACGAATATAAAAACGATTTTCTATCTCTAACATATAGTTCTTCAAATGAATTAAGTAATGAATTTACTGCTGTTTTATTAAGTGATAGTGCTTCGTTATGTTTAAGACACAAAATATAACCTTTGTTATCGTCTGTGGGTTTAACATACAATAATGATAACTCATTTATTGCTGGGTGGGCATGGTCGTTGTAATATATTGGCTCGACAAAAGCACGACTGTATCCGGTGTGGATAAATTCGTTTAATTGTTCTGTTGTTTCAACAATATAAAACATAACCTTTTAATTAAATGTAAAAAATTAAAAAATAATTTCCAAGTTAACTTAATAATTCTTTACCTTGATATCCTCCCCCATTAGTTTGAGGAGTAGGTAAACTGTCTGTATTAACTATAGATGTAGATGATTTTAGATTTAAAGATGGTTTCCAAAACTTAAGATAATCTTCTTTAAGAAATTTATTTAAAGAAAATAAGTTAAACTTAGTAATCATATATTCTGTGATTTTTTTATTTATAGAATATATTTGTTTTTTTTCACCAGAAATGTTCCATTGATATTTAAAAGGAATATACATTTGCCATAAATAAGTTGGATCT